ACGTAAAATACAAAGAGGTTATCAAAAAAGTAGCAACAGACGCTAACGTCATCAAAGACGCTACTTGTGACTTTACAGACACAGCAACTATCACTCTTACTGAAAGAATCCTTCAGCCTGAAGAGTTCCAAGTTAACCTTGAGTTATGTAAGAAAGATTTTGCTAGCGACTGGGAAGCAGTACAAATGGGATATTCTGCATTTGACAACTTGCCTCCAGCATTTAGCGACTTCTTAATTTCTCACGTTGCAGGATTAGTAGCTGAGAAGAATGAGCAAAACATTTGGGCAGGTGTAAACGGTAACGCAGGTGAGTTTGATGGTATCACAGTACTAGCTGCTGCAGATACTGACGTAAACGATGCTGCTAACGGTGGAGAAACTGCTTTCTCTAGCACAAACATTGCTACACTACTCGGAAACGTAGTAGATTCTCTTCCTTCTGCTGTTTATGGTAAAGAAGACTTGAACATCTATGTACCAACTTCAGCTTGGCAATCTTACATCCGCTATCTAGGTGGAAACGGAGCGCAAGGAGTAGGAGCGCAAGGGGTTGATAACAGAGGTAACTTATGGTACAATCAAGGGAATGCACTTTCTTTTGACGGAATCAAAGTTGTTCTAGCACCCGGAATGCCTACAGATCACATTGTAGCAGGACAAAAATCTAACATCTACTTTGGTACAGGTCTATTATCTGATCACCAAGAAGTTAAATTGTTAGATATGGCTGACTTAGACGGTTCTCAAAATGTAAGAGTCGTAATGAGATTTACAGCAGGAGTACAGTACGGAATTGGTTCAGACCTATCTTTACTAACTTTAGCATAATAACAATAATTGTCTAATATAGAGGGTGGGTTAGGAAGATTCCTGCTCACCCTTTTTTAATAATATAAAACTATGGCTTGCGCTTTAACAACAGGAAGAAGTTTACCTTGTAAATCGGCTGTAGGTGGATTGAAAACAGTCTACTTTGCAGATTACGGTACACTAGGTACAGCTACCATTGCAGCAGGAGAAATTACAGCTTTAGCAGGAACGCCAACTTGGTATCAATTTGATATTAAAGGCAATTCTAGCTTAGAGACTGCAATTAACTCTTCACGTGAAAATGGTACAACATTTTATACACAGACTCTTAACTTGACTTTGACATTTTTAGATAAGTCTACACAAGAGGAAATTAAATTACTAGCAGCAGCTAGACCCCATATTGCTATCGAGGACTACAACGGAAACTTTTTCTTAGTAGGACTAGAACACGGTGCTGAAGTTACAGGAGGAACTGTAGTATCAGGTGCAGCAATGGGAGACCTTTCAGGATTCACTTTAACTTTTGAGGCTATGGAGACATCTCCTGCATTCTTTGTTACTTCTACAGTAATTACAGATGACGCTTCAGCTAGTCAAATCGACCCTGACGCATAATAATTGTTTGATAAGAAGGAGGGCTAGCAGAAATGTTAGCCTTTTTTTTGTAATTTAAAAAAAATCCATATCTTTGTTGTGATAATGTTCGTCCAAGAATTTATCACCAAAGGGAGTTTTCTTTTAGGAGTTGCTCTCTTTTTTTTTTGCACCTATGCAAAATATTTGTTTTTTAGCGTTATATATGTATGAAGATACTTACTACTAGCACAGAAGAACAAAGTATAAGGTTCACACCTAGAGAATATGTTTTATCTGCTACGCTATATATTAGGGATGACAGTACAAATGTAGTGACTAATGAAACAGTCGATTTCACACAAGAAAAAGATGAACTTATTTACACAAGTACTTTTAACTTAATAGAGGGTAGGTTCTATGATTTTGATTTTGTAGTTGATCCTAACTTATTTGAGCAAAATACTTTAGTGTGGGAATTAAACTCTGATACTTGGGATGCTTCACAAGGTGCTGCACTATCACTATATAAAGATAAGGTATTCTGTACAGACCAAAACTTAGACCAAACAGAGGATGAGTATTACAGCGTCAATAAAGATGAATATGTTACAGAGAATACACACGACAACGATTATATCATAATATGAAAAAAGTAAAAAATTACAGACCTGCTCCAAGACCTAAAACATCTTCAGAGGTGCATATGGTAAATCTTAGCACTTATACTTCACCTAAGATCAAAGAGGTTAAAAATAAAGATTGGATTTCTTACGGAGAGGATAATAACTACTATCAATTCTTAATTGACAGATATAATGGTTCTCCTACAAACAATGCTGCAATAAATGGCTTGTCAGAAATGATATATGGTAAAGGTTTAGATGCTACAGATTCTAATAGAAAGCCTGACCAATATGCACAAGCAATTTCTTTACTTAAAAAAGATTGTGTTAGAAAGTTAGCTTTTGATCTTAAATTGATGGGTAGCTGTGCAATGCAAATTATATATTCTAAGGATAGAACTAAGGTAGCACAAGTAGAACACTTTCCTATTGAAACGCTAAGAGCTGAAAAATGCAACGAAGACGGAGATATAGAAGCATACTACTATCATAAAGACTGGTCTAGTATAAAGCCTAGCGAACAGCCTAAAAGAATACCTTGTTTTGGAACTAGCAAAGAATCAATAGAGATATATGTAGTTAAGCCTTACAGAGCAGGATTCTATTACTACTCACCAGTAGACTATCAAGGAGGCTTACAATATAGCGAACTAGAGGAAGAGATAAGCAACTATCACTTAAACAACATTATGAATGGGCTAGCACCTAGTATGCTAATTAATTTTAACAATGGAGTTCCTAATGAAGAACAAAGAAGATTAATAGAGCAAAGAATCTACGAGAAGTTCTCAGGTAGTTCTAACGCTGGTAAGTTTATTCTTAGTTTTAATGACAACACCGACTCTCAGGCTAATATAGAGCCTGTACAATTATCTGATGCTCACAATCAATATCAATTCTTATCTGATGAGAGTGCTAGAAAGATACTAGTAAGCCATAGGATCGTTTCTCCGATGCTTTTAGGTATAAAGGATAGTACAGGGCTAGGAAACAACGCAGACGAGCTAAAAACAGCCTCTATTTTAATGGATAACACCGTTATAAGACCTTTTCAAACTTTACTAATAGATGCCTTTGATCAAATACTAGCTTACAATAGCATTTCACTTAATCTGTACTTTAAAACTTTACAGCCTTTAGAATTTACAGACTTAGAGAATGTAGAGGATGCTGAAACACAAGAAGAAGAAACAGGTGTAAAAATGAGTGAGCAAAAACCTGAAGCTACAGAAGAAGTTGCTGACTTGTTAGATGAATTTGGAGAAGACGAAGATTTAGAAAATTGGGTCTTAGTCGATGAAAGAGAAGTAGATTACGATCAAGAAGAGACGCTAGATAAAATGATAGGCTTAGCTTCTACAGGAACAGCAAGACCAAATGCTAAAAGCGATCAAGATGGTGAGGTAGAGGATATGAAATTTAAAGTAAGATACCAATATGCACCTTTAAGAACATCTGCTAATAGTAGAGAGTTTTGTAAGAAGATGGTATCTGCTAAAAAGATATATCGTAAAGAAGATATAATGTCAATGAGTCAAAGAGCAGTAAATGCAGGATGGGGAAAAGGTGGTGCTGCTACTTATGACATATGGCTCTACAAAGGCGGAGGTGATTGTCATCATTTTTGGATGCGTAAAACCTATATGGCAGTAGATGTTAAGCCTGATGCTACTAATCCTAAAGCAGAGATAAGCGTAAACAAAGCTAAAAAAGAAGGATTTACACCTGAGGTTAACAATCCTAAAGTAGCTAAGAGACCAAAAGATATGAAAAATAGAGGATTTATAAAACCTAGAGGATAATGGCTACAGCACTATTTATAACAAGAACAGATTTAGTAAGAAATAGCATCTTAGATGGTAATGTAGACACAGATAAGTTTATTCAGTTTATCAAGATTGCTCAAGAGATACACATTAAAAACTATCTAGGAACTGATTTATACAACAAGATCAGCAATGACATTCTAGCCAATAACTTAACAGGAGATTATTTAGAATTAGTAAACTCTTACATACAGCCTATGTTGATCCATTTTGCAATGGTTGACTATTTGCCCTTTGCTTCTGTTACAATCAAAAACGGAGGTGTATTTAAGCATACTAGTGAAACAGCAGAATCTGTTAGCAAAGAAGAAATAGACTTCCTAGCTAAAAAAGAAATGGATATTGCAGAATATTACACAAGAAGATTTATTGACCATATGAGTTTTAACCAAGCTAAATTTCCTGAATACACATCTAACAGTAATGACGATGTAAGTCCTAGCTACGATGCAAACTTTAATGGGTGGGTGCTATGAAATATAAGCCAAAGCAAAACAACATTACAAAATTAAAACAGTATTTAAACAAAATAATAAACAATGGCAACACTAACAGGAACAACAATAAAAGACACCTATAAGTCATTAATAAAAGTTAATGATAATGAAGAACTTGCAGCTACGTTACAGGAACTAACTGATGGTCTTGGAAATGGTTCAGGTATAAGCATTAATACTAGCGGAGATTTAAAGGCTTCAGGTATTTTAGAGTTTGGATCATTAAAAGATACTGGTGAAGATATTACTATTGTAAAATTTGTAGATCAAGCAGATGGCATAGGTAGTAATAACAATGACACTACTATACCTACTAGTGCTGCGGTTAAAGATTATGTAGATACAAATGTAACAGCACAAGATTTAGATTTTACAGGAAATACTGGAACAGGTGCAGTTGATCTTGATAGCCAAACGCTTAATCTAATAGGTGCTAATGGTGTTGTAACAACTGCTAGTGGACAAACTATTACTATTGATACATCTTCCTTAGACACGAGATTAACAACAGCAGAAGCTGACATAGATACTAATACAGCTAATATTGCTACAGAGATATCTGACAGAACATCTGCTGACTCTACTTTACAATCTAATATAGATGCTGAAGCTGCAACAAGATTAGC